TGGGGAGAGTATAAAAGCCCTCCCCTCTTTTCTCATTGAAAGGAGGAAGTTCAATGGAAACTCTTAAAAAACTCGGAGAGATCGAATTCACTAATGAAATATGGATTTTTATGCTACCGGGTGTATTGATGCTTATCGATTTTCTTACTGGACTCATAAATGCTTGGCGAAGACACGAAATAAAGTCGAGTAGAATGCGAGAAGGACTTGCTAAGAAATGCGGCGAAACGTTGGTTCTTATCATAGGCGAACTTTTTGTTGTAGCGATAAAGGTCCCTTCGTATTTTATAAAAGCTTTAAGCGGTTATATAATTCTTATGGAATTAATAAGCATATGTGAGAATCTTGACAAGCTTGGCGTTCCAATTCCAGGTTTTGTAAAAAGAGCATTAAAGAAAACCGATGAAAAAATTCAAAATGATTCTGGAAAGGAGGATGAAGATGGTCATTGATGAAACTATGTATGAAGACGAGATTTTGGAACATCACGGAATCCCTGGTCAAAAATGGGGAACAAAAAATGGTCCTCCATATCCTTTAGACGAGAATGTTGCTAGAAAAGTAATGTCAAAATCAAAAGAAGAAGCGATGCGAAGCGGAAAAGCTTCGGAAGTCGATGCTTTTAAATTTGAAATGACTAATGAAGAATTACAAAGAGCATTAAATCGAATACGTTTATATAACGATTTAGATAAAATGAAAACTAAAGAAATAAATCCAAATAATAAACAAAAAGCGTCCACTGTAGATATTGTTAAATCTATATCTAATGTAAGTAACACAACAAAGGCAATTCTTGATACTTATATAAACATAAAGAAACTTAAAGATATTAGAAAAACAAATAAAACTAACAAAGAGAAATATGCGAATTTCAATAGAAAAAAGAAACAAGTTAAAAAAGCTATTAAAAAATCGAGGTGATAAAATGTCAGAACTAAAACATCATGGCATCCTCGGCCAGAAATGGGGAGTGCGCCGTTATCAGCCATATCCTAAGGGTTACAAAGGTAATGGAAAATTTACCGGGGATGATGGCACTGAATATGTTTCTAAGAAAGAATATAAAAGCATAAAGAAAACGCTTGTTGATGACATAAGTAAAATGAATAAACAAATAAATTATACAAGCACAAGATTGACTGAATTAGGTATTGATGCTGAAAATGCAATATCTGCATTATATAAACATAATGGAAACCTAAATGAGCATGATATGTATGAAGTTGGTAAAAGACTTGGTGAATATGTAACATATGCTCAAACGGCTGATGATATGTGTGCGGAATTAGCTAATATATTATCAATCGCTAAGAAGGATTATGGTTTAAAAATACAATATAAACCAGGTTTTGATCGTGATTATTTGAAAACAAAAATAAAAGATAAAGCGGCATATAATGTTAAAATGGAAGAATTATTTAAAGACTATAAGAATGAAGCTAGACAAAAACAGATAAAAGAACTTGAAAAAATGATAAAAGAACCATCAAAAAGCGCACTCGATAAGAAAGCTATTGAACAAGCTATTAAATACTTAAGGAGCAACTAAAAATGAGTCTTTCTAATACAGCCGTTCCTAAATATTATGGAATGTTTAGAGAAGCAGTTCTTAATGGTGAAATACCGATATGTGAAACCATAGAACTTGAAATGAATCGCATAGATGAACTAATAGACAATCCTGGTGTTTATTATGACGGTGATGTTGTTGAAGGATTTGTTAGATTTTGCGAAAATGAATTAACGTTGACCGATGGTTCGGATTTATATTTGCTTGACTCTTTTAAACTATGGGCTGAACAAATTTTTGGATGGTATTACTTTGTTGAACGAAGTGTATACGTTCCTGATCCAGAAAACCATTGTGGCAAATACGTTACGAAAAGAATAAAAAAAAGACTAATCAATAAACAGTATCTTATTGTCGCAAGAGGCGCTGCAAAGTCAATGTATGCTTCTTGTTTACAATCTTATTTTCTTAACATCGACACTTCTACAACTCGTCAGATAACTACCGCACCCACAATGAGACAAGCGGATGAAGTTTTGTCTCCTATGAGAACCGCTATAACGAGGGCCAAAGGTCCTTTATTTAGTTTTTTAACAGAAGGGTCTTTACAAAACACGACTGGCTCTAAAGCATTACGTCAAAAACTGGCATCGACTAAGAAAGGTATTGAAAATTTCTTAACTGGTTCGTTATGCGAAATCAGACCGATGTCGATTGACAAGCTTCAAGGCCTAAGACCCAAATGTTCAACTATAGATGAATGGCTTTCTGGAGATGTTCGCGAAGATGTTGTTGGTGCAATAGAACAAGGTGCTTCTAAACTTAGCGATTATGTAATAGTTGCAATAAGTTCGGAAGGAACTGTTCGAAATGGTAGTGGTGATACCATCAAAATGGAACTTATGGATATTCTTAAAGGAGAATATATTAATCCACACGTTTCTATTTTCTGGTATAAACTAGATGATATTAAAGAAGTTTCAGATCCATCGAAATGGATTAAGGCTAATCCGAATATAGGTAAAACAGTTTCTTACGAAACTTATCAACTCGATGTCGAAAGAGCCGAAAAGACTCCGTCTGTAAGGAATGATATATTAGCTAAAAGATTTGGAATACCAATGGAAGGTTTCACATATTATTTCACATATGAAGAAACCAAAGTTCATCAAAGAAGAGAATATTGGTCAATGCAATGTTCTTTAGGTGGAGATATGTCACAAGGCGATGACTTTTGTGCATTTACATTTATGTTTCCGCTTAATGATGACTCGTTTGGTATAAAATGTAGAAGCTATATAACTAGCAGAACATTGGCAAATCTTCCAAATGCTATGCGATTGAAATACGAAGAGTTTATAGATGAAGGCAGTTTAATAGTTCTTGAAGGAACTGTTTTAAATATGCCTGACGTTTATGATGATCTGTGGAACCATATTGCCGAAAGAAATTATGCAATAACCTCTTTTGGCTATGACCCATATAATGCTCAATATTTTGTTGAACGTTGGGAAAGGGAAAATGGACCATACGGTCTTGAAAAAGTAATTCAAGGATCTCGCACCGAATCAGTTCCTTTAGGCGAATTAAAAACGCTTTCTGAAGATGGTAAATTACTTTTCGATCAACAGTTAATGAGTTTTTGTATGGGAAACTGTATAACTATAGAAGATACGAATGGAAACAGAAAACTTTTAAAGAAGCGAAGAGATAAGAAAATAGATAATGTTTCTGCTATGATGGATGCATATGTAGCATACAAGAACCATACAGAACTGTTCGAGTAAGAGAGGTGAAAAAATCAAAATGTCTTTTGTTTCAAGAGTAAAAAACATTTTCTCTAAAAAAGAACCCGCATCGTATTCATATAATTACAATTATTATACATCTGCGTATAGACCGGGGGAAACGTCTCAATATTTTGTTGGCGAAAGGTCTATTATAAATGCTCTCTATGCTCGAATGGCTCTAGATGTAGCGTCTGTAAAGATCAAACATGTAAAAGTTGATACGCAGACTGAAAGATATGAAAAAACAATTACCGACGATCTTAATGATATTCTTTCACTAAGAGCCAATAAAGATCAAACTTCAAAAGAATACATACTTGATATTTGTGAAAAAATGTTTAAATATGGTTATGTGGCAGGTATACCATATGAATTTAAAGAATCTGATCCTGATACAATGGTTGGAATGAGAACCGGTATAATAAAAGACTGGTTCCCAGATCAAGTTCTCGTTGATTTATACGATGATCGAAACGGATCACACAAGAGTATAAAATTCAACAAAGACGAAATTTGTATTTTTGTAAATCCGCTTTATTCAATAATGAATGAACCGAATTCGACATTGCAGAGACTAATGACTAAATTATCGATGTTGGATATGATAGACGATAAAGCTTTATCAGGAAAACTTGATATTATAGTTTCTCTTCCATATCTAGCGAGAACTGATGTTCAACAGAAGCAAGCTGAAAAACGTCTAAAATCTATAGAAAATCAGCTTGTAAACAGTCCATATGGAATCGCTTATATAGATTCTTCTGAGCATATAACTCAGCTTAATAGGCCTGCCGAAAACAATCTTCTTTCGCAAATTCAGTATTTAACAGAAACCCTGTATAATCAATTGGGTGTTACAAAAGCTATATTCGAAGGAACTGCTGATGAGAGCCAAATGGTAAACTATTATAACAGAACAATAGAACCATTCCTCAATGCTATAATCGATGAAATGAACATCAAACTTCTGACTAAGACAGCCAGAACACAAGGACAGAGAATAATGTTCTTTAACGATATGATGAAACTTTCTCCGATTAGTTCTACAGCAGATATAGCTGACAAGTTGGTAAGCAAGGAGATCCTTACCCGTAACGAAGTTCGTGCGAGACTTGGATATGCTCCTTCTGATGACGCCAACGCTGATAAGCTTATTAACCCGAACATAAATGTTCGAGCTGATGAGAATAAATTAATAAATTCGGAAAAGGAGGAAAAAAATCAAAATGAGTATTAATTTTGACTTTAGCGGTGTTGCTACAAGATACAACGTTAAGTGTGCTGATGGTCTTACTATCAGAAAAGGCGCATTTAAGCATTGTGACGGTAAGAAAGTACCGCTTGTATGGAGTCATAACCATGGCGATCCGAGTTACGTGCTTGGTAATGCTATTCTTCATCATCAGGATGATGAGGTACTTTGCTATTGTTCCCTTAACAACTCAAAAGAAGGAAACGATGCAAGGATAAGAATAGAACATGGCGATCTTGACTCACTGTCAATATGTGCTAATCATCTGAGAAAAGATGGTACCGATGTTACGTACGGTGATATTAAGGAAGTAAGTCTTTGTATCGCTGGCGCAAATCCTTCTGCACATATTGATCATATTATGCTTGCTCATGGAGAGGAATCCGAAACAGAAGCAATCATCTATTCAGGCGAATACATCGATGAACGTCCTGGCGAACTTTATGAGCTTAGCCACGATGATGAAGACGATGATGAGGAGGATGAAGACGATATGGACGAGAATCTCGAAGATGATATCGCTCAGGCTGACGAAGATAAGACGGTAGGAGAAATCCTCGATGACATGTCTGATGAAGAAAGGGCTACATGCCTTTACTTCTACGAACTCGGCAAAAAAGAGGGTTCTGGCTCTAAGAAAGCCGATAACAATTCAACAAATGAAGTAAAACATTCCGATGAAGGAGGAAATGAAATGAACGTATTCGATAAGAAGGAAAACAAGAAGGACGCAGTTCTTATGCACACAGATCTTCTCAAGGCTGATGAGTCTAAGATCTTTGCTTATATGAAAAACCACAGCACAACTTTCAAGGATGCTGTAAACGCAATGGCTCTTACACACGCTGATGATGAGCCTGCCGCAGGTGATGATACACCCGCAGGTGATGATCCCGCACCTCAGACATATGGTGTAAGAGATATAGAGTTTCTCTTCCCTGATTTCAAGAATGTTCAGGATACACCTGTATGGATCAAGAGAGACACAACATGGGTTGATAAGTTCATGGATGCTACACGTCACGTTCCTTTCAGCCGTATCAGATCACTTGCTGCTGATATTACAGCCGATGAAGCAAGAGCTAAGGGTTACGTAAAGGGTAACAGAAAGACAGAAGAGGTTATCAGCCTTATCAAGAGAACAACCGATTCATGCGTTGTATACAAGAAGCAGAAGATCGACAGACAGGATGCTGTAAAGATCAAGTCTTTCGGCTTTGTTGCTTGGCTCAATAACGAAATGACACTCATGCTCAATGAGGAAATCGCTCGTGCAGCTCTCGTATCTGACGGCAGATCTGATGTTTCTGATGATAAGATTCCTGAGGATCACATCAGACCTATCTGGAAGGATGATCCGGTATATTCTGTAAAGATCGATGTTACAACTGCTGCTAACATGACTCCTCAGGCTAAGGCAGAAGCTCTTATCGACGCTGCAATTCGTGGTCGTAAGCAGTACAAGGGATCTGGCAAGCCCACAATGTTCACAACAGAAGACAACCTTACAGAGATGCTTCTTATCAAGGACGGCGTAGGTCATTACCTTTATAAGAGCGAGGCAGAGCTCGCTACAACTCTTCGTGTTAAGGAGATCATCACCGTTCCTGTTATGGAGAACCTTACAAGAACTGTTAGCGGCGTAACACGTACTCTCGCTGCAATTATCGTTAATCCTTACGATTACACATTCGGTTCTGACGACGGCGGTCGTATCACAAGCTTTGAGCAGTTCGATATCGACTACAACCAGCAGAAGTACCTCAAGGAAGGTATTTGCTCAGGTGCTCTTACTGTTCCTTATTCTGCACTCGTACTTGAGTACGTACCGGCTGCCGGCTAAAATTCAAAATGACTTTAATTGGAGGGTCTAATAATGGGAAAGTTTAGGGCTAAAATCGGCTATGCTATACCTACTGAGGTAAAGAAAGGCTTTTGGCAAGATGTAATCGAGGAACGATACCATCGCGGTGATATTCTACATGATCAGCATCGTTGGGACTCCTCCAATGAAGTTAATGACGACCTTAACATCAGCAATCGATTTAGTTTCGTCGCTGATAATTTTATGCAAGAGCATAGAACACAAATGAAATATTTGGTTTTCGATAATACTCGCTGGAAAATACACAATATTGACCTTGGATCAAGGCCGAGAATAGTGATAACTGTATCCGGAGTATATAATGGACCAGAACCTGTTTCATCTGATTCCGAGGAAGGTGACGATAATGAGAACCCGTGAAGATTTACAAGATGAGCTTGAAAGAATGCTCGGAAATAAAAGAGTCTATTTTCAGAGACCTTCTTCCAATAAAATAAGTTATCCGGCTATAGTTTATTCTTTAGGTTCCGGAGAAACTAAATTTGCTGATGATAGGCCGTATTTACACAAAAAGCGTTATCAGATAACTCTTTTAACGCTTGATCCCGATGATGAAATGATTGATAAAATCACAATGTCTGTTGAATTACAGCGACCTGAATTTAATAATCATTTCATTTCGGACAACATACATCATTATGTCTTTAATCTCTATTATTAAAGGAGGAATAAATAATGGCTCGAATTGAATTCGATAAAGAAGGCGAGAAGCGCTATGGTACAGGTGTCAAGCATGGCGTAATTTATCCTTGGGATAAGACACTTAATAGCGGCGCTGGTGGCTATGGTAAGGGTGTTGCTTGGAATGGTCTTACTAAGGTATCAGAGAATCCTTCTGGTGCAGACGTAACAGATTTCTGGGCTGATGATCAGAAGTATCTTTCAAGAAGAGGTAATGAGAAGTTCGACTTCACAATCGGAGCATTCTACTACCCCGAGGAGTTCGAACAGTGCGATGGTACCGCTAAGCTTGCTCCTGGCGTAAAAATCCGTCAGCAGAATCGTGTTATGTTCGGTTTCACATGGGAGACAATCGTTGGTAACGATACAGAAGGCGACGATTATGGTCGCATAATCCATATCGCATATGGCGCAACAGCATCTCCTTCAACTAAGGAGGATTCAACTGTAAACGAAAGTGCTGATATTTCTGAATTCTCATGGGAGTGCTCAACAACACCGGTTCAGGTTTCCGGTCATAAGCCTACTTCAGTTCTTGAAATCGACACAACAGATCCGGATATTCCCGAAGGTGCTATCACAGCTCTCGAAAACATCCTTTACGGTACAGACACTGTTCCTGCACATGACGATGTTCCTGAAGTTCCTGGTACAGATCCAAGACTTCCTTCCATTGCAGAAGTTGTTGATCTTTTCGACGGCAACGTTTCCGGCTAATAAGAAAGGACTAAAATATGAGTGAACCTAATAACATCGATCCGATCAGAAGACCGGACGAATTTCCTAGTCGCACGGAGGCTATATTAAGCGACGCAATAGGTTTGGAAGGATACGAGATCGAGCCTCCTAGGTCTCGTATTGAAAAACTTCTTATAGAATTTGTTGGAGTTCTTGGTGCTTCTATTGAAGTTACCATGGATGAAAACTTTGTTCTTAGTGCTAAACTTCTTAACAAAGATGGTGATACTCTCGGAACTGTACAGACCATAGATCTTCCTATTGAAGCTACTGTCGTTGATGGTCGATATGACTCAACCAATAAGAAACTTATTCTTGAACTTCAAAATGGAAACACTATAGATATTCCTATAGCTGATCTTATAAATGGTCTTCAGGAAGAGATAACTGCTCAGAATCCTCTCGATGCAGACCTCGTTGATGACTCGACTGCTACTCATAAGTTTACAACAGCCAGTGATATTTCCAAACTCGCCGGGATTGAGGCTCAGGCTAATAAGACCGTCGTTGATTCGAGTATTACTGATAGCGGAACAAACCCTGTTACAGGTGGTTCTATTTATACAGCTTTATCTGGTAAACAGAGCACTATCGACTCTAGTCATAAACTCAGCGCGGATTTGGTAGATGATTTAAATGCAACTAACAAATTTGTAACAGCTTCTGATAAAACTAACTGGAACAATAAACAGGATACAATCGACTTTAGTCATAAACTTAGTGCCGACTTAGTAGACGACTCTAACACGACTCATAAATTCGCTACAGCAGCTCAACTTTCTCAAATAAGTACAAATGAAACTAATATTTCATCGCTGCAAGAGCAAGTCGGCTATGCTATCACAGAATTACAGGGGGTGCTGTAAATGCCAGAAACATTAAAACAGGTCGTTGACCGCGTAAAAGCAGCTAAAACCGCTATCGGCAATGCCATAGTTGCGAAAGGCGGTACAGTTGGAGCTAATGACGGCTTAGAAGAATATCCTGCTGACATTGCTACAATCCCGACAGGTGGTATCACTCCGGCAGAGCCTAAAGATGTAAACTTCTATGATTACGATGGTACGTGCCTTTACAGCTACACCGCAGACGAGTTTGCAGAGCTTTCAGCAATGCCTGCAAATCCGTCTCACTCAGGGCTCACAGCTCAGGGTTGGAACTGGAGTTTGGCTGATGCAAAAGAATACGTTGCGAAGTATGATAGCCTGATTATTGGTCAGATGTACGTTACATCAGACGGAAAGACAAGAATTTATATTAATTTGTCTGATGGCGCGAAAGCACCATACTTACAACTATATCTTTATGCTAATTCTGAGATTGAGGTTGACTGGGGTGACGAGAGTTCTATAACAACATATACGTCCAGCTCGGCTGGGATTGTTACGCACCAGCATACGTATTCAACAGCTGGAAAATATGTTATATCAATTACAACTATATCCGGCTCATTTGGCTTGAATAAGTCAACATATAGCTTTTTGAATGGCAATGGAGTTGGAGATAGTATATATACGCGAACCGTGGAGCGAATTGAGATTGGTAACGGAATCACAACATTAGGCTCATACGCATTACAAAATTTTTCGTGCATAGAGTGTATCACGCTACCCCAATCTATAAATGCTTTCGGAACTTATTGTTTTCAAAATTGTTTCCGATTAAAGTCATTAATAGTTCCGGATGGGGTTACTAACCTCAATAACAGTTTTATTGAGCAATGTTACTCATTTTTGACTATATCATTGCCAAAAAGTGTTAAAACTGAAGAAAGATACACATTTGCTTTGACGTATATAAGAAACATTGCAATTGGGAATATAACACAAGTGCCTAATAATTGTCTTTCAAGCTGCTCGATGTTATCGTCAGTCGTTCTTTCATCGAGTTTACGCAGCATAGGCGTAGAAGCGTTCCGCTATTGTGTATCATTATATTTTGTGAAATTCACAGCAACAACTCCACCTGTAATTTCAAATATAAATGCTTGGAATAGTGTACAATCTGGTTGCTATATCTTAGTACCTCTCAACACATTAGACGATTATCTAAACACAACAAATATGCCTGACGATAGCGTATATATGTATCTTTGTTATGCAAAGTATGCCGATGGTGTAACACTCCCGACAACATCAGAGGACGGATACTCTCTGACTTGGTATGCAAGCAAAGACGATGCAAGAGCCGGAACAAATCCGATAACAGTCGGAAATAATAAAGAAATTTTTGCAGTAGGAGTGTGATGGTATGATTATTGAAGAAATAATATCTCCGAAAAGAATAAGACATTACAGCGATGCAGGGTTTATGATACGTCAGATTGAAACCGGCAGACTGTATGAAGATGCAGTAGACCGTATACCTTGCAGATATACGTATGAGGAAACTGACGAGCCTATTCCGGTAATCGAAACTGAGGAATAAAGCAATAAAAAGGTAATTTTATTAATAATATAGGGATTATTTCAAAATAACTCAAAAATTTAAGGAGGACATCAATTATGATTAGTAAAACAATTAAATTCAAGGACATTGAAGGAAACGAAAAGACAATAAAGGCTTATTTCAATCTTAACGAAGGTGATCAGGCACAGCTTTCTCTTCTTAAGAAGGGCGGTCTCAAGGCTTATATGGAGCAGTGTCTTGATACAGAGGACGGCTATGGTGTAGCTACATTCCTTCGTACGATGATTGCTAAGTCTTATGGTAAGAAGGTAAGAGATCCTGAGCTCGGCGTTATATTTATGAAAGACGAAGCGGAAACAGCTAAGTTCATGAATTCTGAAGCTTTCTCTAAGTTCTTTACCGATCTTCTTCAGGACGAGAAACTTGCTACTGAATTCATCAATGGTTTACCTTCTTCTGTAAACGCTATTGAAAACGATGATATTTCTAATCAGTAATGAAAAAGATAGTTATTCCTGGAAGAGAACTTTATGATCCACGAACAAATCAGTTTATTACTGAAGATTCTACGGTTATAGAAATAGAGCCTTCACTATATGCTCT